TGCACGTGACAGAACTGAACAAGATTGAACATTGCTCGATGTGCTTTTTGTTGATGGTCTGCCTGTGAATCCACTCGCAGACCATTTTTAACAAACAAAATTAACGCAATGAACAAGTATTTTAAGAAAGTTCTGGAAGTGCTGAAAACGAGGAAGGAAATCAAGGCGCTCGGGTTCAGCCGTAAGGAGGTAAAGGGTATCGCTGCGAAAATTGCCGATAAACTCGACCTCGAAGAAGACGCCAGTGAAGAGGACGTAACAAAGGCAGTTGACGATGAGATTGATTCCGCCCTGTCTATGTTGCAGTTTGCTCAGACTGTTGCGGACCGCCGAATCCAAGAGTACAGAAATGCTCATCCAAATCTCGATGACGATGATGATGACAATGACGATGATGATGATGACCCAGACTTCTCATCTTCTCATAATAGTCCGTCTGCGAAGAAAGGGAAGGGCAAGGGCAAGAACCAAAGCGCAGTAGAGAAGATGCTTGGTGAGCTGAATGCCACCATTAGCGGTCTGAAGACTGAAATTTCTGAGCTGAAGCAAGGTAACACAGCAAACAGCCGTAAGGCTAAGCTGGAGGCACTTGTGAAGGACACAGGAAAGTTTGGTGAACGTACTCTGAAATCTTTTGCCCGAATGTCTTTCAAGGATGACGAAGAGTTTGAGGCTTTCCTTGACGAAGTACAGGAAGACCTCGATGCTGAGAACAAGGAGAGAGCCGAAAAAGGTCTTGACAAGCTCGGCACTCCACCTGCCGTAAGGAGTAAGGGAGTAGATGTCGTCAAACAGGAAGACGAGTTAATGTCGGATGATGAAGTCAAGGAGCTGGCCAAGGCTTAACCGTCCAAAGTCAAACAATTAAACCATAAAAAAAATGGGAGCAAAAACAAATCTCGGAAAGTTCGATGCTACAAATGTAGTAGCAGGACTTGACTCTGTTGTTATCCGTCATTATGGTTCTGGTATCACTGGTGGCCGTTCACTCGATATGACCGGCTTTGCTGGTACCGCTATCAAGGCAGGTCACCTCGTTATTAAGACGCTTGACGAGGACGGTGTTAACTACACATTCAAGCCAATGCCTGTTGCTAATGACGGTGTTCACTACGCATCACTCCCTGCAAGCCATGTGTATGCAGGTGTCGTAGTAGCGTCTAAGCCTGCCGATGAAGCAATGGTCGGCATCATGGATGATGGTCGTGTAAACGATGAGGCTATGCCTTATCAGTTCGCAGACGCTACACAGCGTACTGCTGTCAAGACGGCTCTTCCTAATCTTATTTTCGAACACGATTAAAAGTAGAAGACGATGAATGAATCACTGTTTATTGAGTTCATAAAGGGGCTTTGGGCTAAGCTCTCCCTTTATGTAAAGGAGAAGGAAACGCCTGTAAAGCGTACCTATCTTCACAAGACTATGCTTCGAAAGGTGTACTCTGCTGACCAGAAATGGGAAGGTACAAGTGCGAAGACTACCTACGTAGCCGCAGACATGGTGGCTATGGATTCTCCTCTGCCAGTTAAGAAGCGTGGAAGTATCGCTACCTCTAATGGCAAACTGCCAAAGGTTGGTATGAAGAAGATTCTGCGTGAGACTGAGATTAACACTATCAACATTATGAAGGCGCACTATGCGCAGGCTACCACTGACGAGGCTCAGAAGGCTGAAAAGGCACGTATTCTGAGAAAGCTCATTGAGGATGGTGAGGCTTGTTCTATAGGCATTGACGAGAAGAATGAGGCAAACTTCCTCACTGGTCTGTCAGAGGGTGTTGTTCTCGTTGAGGACGAAGATAATGTTGGTACTGGTCTGCGTGTCAACTACGGCTATCTGGATGAGAATACGTTCGGTACGATTGTCAAGGGCCATGTTAGCTATGAGGACTTTGAGAACGTCAAGGCCAAGGCTGACAAGGACGGCAATTCTGTTATGAAGATTATGCTCGCAACCTCTAAGCTGAACGAAATCCGCAAGGAGCGTTGGGCTCGTGAGCTTGTAGCAGATGCTGAGGACAAGGTTTACAATGATACGACCACTCTGAAAGTACCTGCAAAGAAGAAGTTCATTGAGGTGTTGGAGGATGAGTTTGACTTCAAGGTTGTAGAGGTTGACCGTTCTGTCATCTTCGAGAAGAATGGCAAGCAGAAGTCTGTTAAGCCTTGGAATGCTGAGCGCATCATATTCCTCTGCACTGACGATGTTGTAGGTTCACTCGTTTGGGGTACACTTGCTGAGGCTACCAACCCTGTTGATGGCGTGCGTTATGCCGTTGTTGACGAGTATAAGCTGATTAGTAAGTACTCTAAGACTGACCCACTACAGGAGTTCACCAATGGTCAGGCTCTTGTTCTGCCTGTAATCGAGGACGTTGACCAGATTTACGTTCTTGACTGCACAGAGAACAAGTCTGCTGAGGAAGACACAGAAGCAGAAGAGGCAGACACAACGGACATCTATATCACCATTAACGGCAAGAAGTATTCGAAGCCAGCGGCTATCACTCAGCTTAAGGCGCTCGGTGTGAAGATTGCTGTCAACGCATCTGATGCTAAGGTGATAGAGGCGTTCAACTCTCTTAGTGACGCTGATGAGGCTACATTCCTCGATAACGTAGAAGAGGTAGAGTAATATGGGAAAGACAGTCAAACAGGCACTCATAGATGCCATTCACTATCCGATTCCAGAAGGATTCGTAGAAAACTGCATTATCGAACGTCAGTTGAACGGAGATGATACCTACACTTATGAGGTGTCTCAGTCTAACGAGTACAAAGGTGCTCTGGCTGACTGTCTTTTCTCGCTTCTCCAAGCCGTTTCCATACACGAATCAGACAAGAGCTTCGGCACACTGACTGACAAGGACAAGGAAAGGCTGTTGGTGCGCATCAGAAATCTTTATGAGGCTATCGGAGAAGAGGTAGAACTTGGTCAACCGATGGTCTATATAGGAGGCTAAGACATGGCTGTATTGAATCGAACTGCTCACATATTCGAATACTTGTCTGCGAAGTCCGAGGGTTACAGAGACAGAGCAACAGGTGATTGGGTAGATGGAAAAGAGGAATGGGTGACCAATTACTGCAAGTGCGATATAGTACCTGCTGGAAAAGCCAACCAAATCACAATTCCAGACGGACAGGTAGAGACATACTCCTACACTATATATAGTTTGCCGAAATCATGCCGAGAGTTCAAGTACGGAGATAAAATCCGTATCAAGTTCTTCGGTAGCGAAGACGATGTAAAGGAGTTCACAGTCAAAGGTTTTCATCGTTACCAGATGCAGTGTAAGATATGGGTATAAGGATGGTTACACCTCAGTCAGCGTTAGATACTTTCTTCAAGAAATCTTTCGAGATTATCAAGGAAGAGATGATGCTGGCACTCACCAAACTTGGTGAGGAATGTACCGTCAAAATCCGTGACCGTTCACAATCGGAAAGCTGGATTGACCATACCTCCAACCTGCGTTCGTCCATAGGCTATGCCATCTATGACTACGGAATGAAGTACATAGAATCGGCTTTCGAAGTAGTCAATGGCGGTAGCTATGGTTCGGCTGAAGGTAAGAGAATGATTGACCAGTTGGCAACGAAGTTCTCAGATGTCTTTGCATTAGTGGTAGTAGCAGGCATGAATTACGCCTCTTATGTAGAAGCGATTGAAGGAAAAGATGTTCTGGCCTCAACGGAACTCTGGGCTAAGTCGATAGTTGAAAGCCGTCTCGAAAGAGCGAAAGAGGTAGCCATCAAGAAAATAAACCGCCTAAAGATATGAAGTCTGACATAGACATAAAAGATGAAGTTTACAAGGTTATCTTAGACAGCACCCTGCATAATGCTGTCAGCGGTGAGCTGAGCAAGACAAAGAGACCGCATAACTCCACAAAGGAGGATATTGTTATCTCCATTCTTGCCAACGAAACCAAGCAGTTGCAGTTGGCTTATGTGAACGTCAACGTCTATGTGCCAGACAAGAATATCCAAGGGCAGTACGAAGAGAATACTGGTCGTTTACGTACATTGTGCCAGCTTTCCTTCGATATTCTTGACAGGGTGAACCAGAACGGCTATCGCCTCACCCTCTCAGACAAGAATTATGAATGCGGCCAACACGTTATCGAAGATGAAGGTTCTCATTGCCATATTATAAACAATAAAGTTTTATATCAAACCATAAACGAATAGAATTATGAGTAAGCCTATTGGTTGGGGTAAGTGTACCATCATCGTGAAGGACCTCGATGAAGCAGGTGCAAAGTGGAAGGTGCTTCCAACCCCTAAAGAAGATTCAACTCAGCTGACACCTACCAAGGGTGACAAGAAGGAGGCCACTGTTGAAGGTGGCGAGTGCGAGGACGTTAAGTTCGGAAAGAACAAGTACGAGCTTGCATATACCATCCGTAGAAATACTGACCGAACAAAACCGTATGCTGACGTAGATGGCGTTATCGCTCATCGTTACGCTATCTTTGTACAGCCAGAGAATATCAATGTGCCCGGTCCGAAAATTGACAAGTCTGTCGTTTCTCTCGAAGACCCATTCAATACTGCGGACGGTGGTGAGATGACCTACACACACGATGCTCTGAAGCCTGCTACAGGCAGTATCGTTAAGTGGGTTACAGCGAACATCGACCTCTCTACATTAGAAGAGGGTGCAGAGATAGAGGATAATGCCATTGTCTTTACTGACGTTGACACTAATACCCCTTCTGCGACCTTTACGGCCGTTGACCCAGAAAGTGCAGGATATTCCAGCAAGAACCCTTCTACAGAAGGTTGGTTCATAAAGAATGGAACTCGTTACCTGCTTGCTGAGGACACCGCTGTTGTTGAAGGAACAACGTATTACGTTCGTTCGTAGTCCTAACCTAATCCCTCTGCCAGTCTTGGGTCAACAGACTGGCAACATCGTAGGGTGGTGCAGT